GCATATATATAATTATCATAGGATTGAATAGATTCAATAATATCATTTGTTTCTAATACATATCTATAAAAAGCATTTTGTAAAACTTTATCAGCAGAAAATCTATTTGTATAAAAATATATAGAATTTTGATTTTCTTCACCAACAAAAGCAATTGTATTTTGAGCTGGACATACACAAGTACATTTATATTCTTGTGGTAAATATCCATAACAATGACTAGAAACTTCTTCAGCTGTACTTAAAGAAGTTCCTTGTTGTGCTATATACATATACAATCTGCCTTTATCAAAAAAGTATATTAAAGAACCCATTAATAATGGTTCAGTAAGTCTTGCTGTTGAATAAAAGGCTGTTGGTGTAAGTTGTGCTGTTAAAGGTGTAATTTGATTTTCAGATCCACGAAGTTCAAATTGAGTATCTGCTTTTGAATTTACAAATAAGAAATCACTAAATGGTGTTAGTGAAACAATTTCTGTATATGTTTTTGAAGATGCTCTAATATCAATTGGATCTGCTGATACAATATTACTTGGATCTTGTAAGAAAAGATCTTCATATACTCCTAATTGAGAAGAGAAGACAACATCACCAGATGCAAAAAATAATCTATCTCTATAAGTTGTAATTGTGTTTAAATTAATATGTCTTGCATCTGTTTTATCTGAATTTAAAAATACACTGGGACCGGGATTTGTATCTCTATCTCCAGTTGTTCTTTCTTTCCATTTAATAGGACCAAAATACCAATCTTTATTTATTCCCTCAGGTGAAGCATCAAAAGAAAGTTTTTGTGGCATTCTGTTTTCATCAATCACAGAACAAATATCCGGGGATCTGACTTTTTGTGTATATGGTCTACCAGTACCAGTAATCATTGAATTATTTATTTTTGTTTTTTGCCCTTCTGGAAAATTTATAACACGATAGTATCCAGATGATTGTGAAAGATATGGTCCAGCTGTATAATAGATTTTACCTAATCCAAAACCATTTGGATATTGACCAGATGCATTTATTTGACTTATTAGTGGATGAGATGGGTCATACAAAGCTTTTAACATGTTTCTAGCAGATTCATCTACTACTGTATCACCCAATATTAATGAATTAGATTTAAAAGGATCGTTACCATAAGGGGGAAATCTAATTTCACTAAAGTCAGCTACAGATTGTCCAAGCCAAGGTTGATTACTATCTTTATATTTATAATCTTCAACTGGAAGTGTTGTACCGTACCAAACTAACCATTTAGAATAAGTAGTTGCATCTGAAGCTAGTGTTGGTGAGACTTGTGTTATATCAACATCAATACATTCAAAAGCAATATTTACATTACCAGTAATAACACCACTAGATCTCCAACTTGAGCTAACTTCTGTAACATAAAGTTGAAAGTAATAATAAGTAGGTGAGAGGGTATTAACAACTTTTGTAACATAGCCATATACATATTCTTCTTCACTAACCCAAATTAAACAACCAACACCATATTCTATACTAGATGGTATTACCGTAGTACTATATACAATTACTATTTTATTTAATGAACTAGCAACATTCCATCCACCAGTATTTGTTACTCCAGATTGAGTTGCAATCATTAAAGTAGTACCATTATACACTGGAACAGAATTTCTTCTATAAGTACTAGGTGTAGTATCAAAACTTAAATTTGTTTTATTGCTATTATATGTTTTTGTAACAGTAGCTGTAAAATATCTAGAACCAACATATGTAGTTACGCCTCCAACTCCTTGTGTAATTGCATGAACATTAATAATAGAATCTTCACCGATTCTATCATCACCATATGTCGGTAATGTTAAAGAAGATGTTGCTGCAAGTGTTGTTCCAGTTAGTGAATAATTTAATAAATAATCATAACCAAATTTATCCAAAGATGATATATTGGTTGGTTCTATTATTTGAGAACTTGAATTAGTACTATTATTTACTACAGGTTCAAGACCTCCGGGAACTCCAATAACTCTGGTTGCTGTGTAATAAGTTACTTTACCACCCTTTAAATCAGCTGTAGTTGTTTCAGTCCCATCTAGATTAATTGTAAATCCATTTTTACCAGAAGTAAATCCAGCTTTAACTAATGTATTTAAAACAATAATACTAGAACCAACAGTTGTTGCTTTTAAAACATCTTTAGCTTTGTAGGAACCAGAACCATATGTAATATAAGATCTTGTTGCAGATGAAACAATTGTTGAGTTTTGTTCTGTTTTTTCTACATTTGATGTAGGAGTAATATCTATCCAATTATCTTCATTAATTTTATAAACATAAAATAATATAGAATTTTCATCTGTTGCATCATAATTAATAGCAATAGCAAATCTATTATCTTCATTAATAGTAAACCAATACCACCATAAATCTACAGATGAGAATGGTAAATTAAAAAGGTTTAGTTTATTTGAGTTATCTGTTTGAGTATTACCAATAAAAGAAATTTGAGGAACCATTTCAAATGGTGGTCGTTTTTCAAAAGATCTTTCTAATGAAATTAAAGCATTGTCTAATGCTTCTGCTTCAATTTGTAATCTTTTACTAGGTGTCTGTGTAGATACACCGCTAGATAAACTAAAAATAGGAATTCTAGTGCTATTAGTTCCTCCAGCCGGACTTAATCTTCTTTTAATTGGTGGCATTATCTATTTCCTCTCCAATAACGATATCTAGATGGATCATAAATGTATGGGTTTCTAAAAGCAGCACCACGAACATTCATATCTCCTGTTTCAAAGATATTTCTTTTTTTATAATTTATATCAGCAGATCTTCCTTTTGTATGAAAGAATTGTTCATTATATTCAAGATATCTATCAGCTTCTCCATCGCCTTGGGTTGCAATTTGATATTGTCTCATTGCAGTAGCCATAATAGCTCTTTGAATAGGTGTATCTAAATGTTCCCATCTTAGTTTTTTAGTAACTTCAATATAATAATCTCCTGTTTTCCATATATCTGTATCATCTGTATAATTATATAATCTAGGTGGATTATCGTTTAAAACTTTAGCAATAATTCTATTATTATCTGTATTTATATGTAATGATACTAATTCAGCAGAAATAACACCTTCTTCATCAGAATCACCAGAATCAAAAATTATTTTACCATTTGAATCTGGATTAAATTTTCTTATTATTTTATTATTAGCCAGACCTCTCATTTGGAAATCTAAACTAGATTGTTCTAAAATTATTAATGCAATTCCAGTATCAATTCCAGAACTATCTAATAAATCGGCTACTGGAGATTCACCAGCAGCGAGTAACATTTGATTAATTGCTTGTAGCTTGGTTATAAAACCCATATAGCCTCCTTAGAAAAAAACCACCCGACTCCCACTTAAGGGAGCCGGGGGTAGATGTTAGATCACCTCCTGTCAATCTTGTTTAACTAAATAAACGATATTAACAGTAAGATTAATCATTATCAAGCGGTTACTGCGTATTCGGCAGCGAAACCGTTTTGTAGGTTAGCACCAACGATTGTTGCTAGTTCGCCACGGGTATCAATTTCACCAGCCTCATTTGCATCAGTATCACTAGTAGTACCAACTAGGATCTGGCATAGCTCTGGACGAAGAATACCAGTACCCTTCATCATGCTAGCTACGGTGAACTGAGTATTTCTGCGGACATCCTGTACGGTATCAACCTTCATACCCATTAGTGATAGGCCAGCAACTGCTTCTGGCTGGAAGATAGCACCAAATACATTGAATTCAGAGAAGTCAAGATTGTACTTGGTTGAACCAATTTCACTACTTGAATAGTTCTTAGCAACTGGAAGATGATTGCTCTTGATAATTCTGCAACCCATATATTCTAAGGTATCAGATAGAGCGTTCATACCCATAGCTAATGAACCACCAAGACTACCCATATCACTACCACCACCAAACATTGGGAACTTAGTGAAATTACCACCAGCAGTAGTTAGTGCAAGATCAGCAGAACGAGTAATACCAAGACCACGAATTACTTGGAATACCTTTGGTGGAACTACGCAATATACATTGGTAGTTGGGAAATCATTTTCCTGCATTTTAACAAAGTAGTTTTCAATTGCTTCAAGAATCTTGAGAGCAGCAGTTTCACTGCAAGCTGATACAGCAGCACCTGCGGTTGAAGTAGTTGTATCTACGACAGCTGGAGCAGGGAAGTTAGCAATATCAAGACCTCTTGGATCTAGGGTAGAACCGCTAGCTGCGTTCCAAGCGTAACCAAGTGGGCTAAGTAGACCAGCTGCACAAATAGCTACTGCTAGTTGCTTATCGCGGGTATTAGCTAGAGTTTGGCCAGCTTGACGAGCTAGTTCACTACGGTAATCCCATTGGGTTACTAGAGCATCTACATTGTCGGTTTCAAAGTGAGCGGCCATTGGACGCTTATCTAGGTTAACCTTGAAAGTAGTTGAAGTACCGCCAGAACCACCTAGTTCTTCACCTGCATCCCACGATGCATTTAGAGCTACAGTACCAGTTACTGGGAATTCATAAGAGAATCCACCAGTTAGTGATTTGTTGGTAACTAGATTTTCAAATACATTGTATTGATCATATGCGTGAATTACTTCACCACTCCATAGTGGTAGCCAAAGCTTATTAGCTCCTGCTGCACCACCTGATGGAGCGTTTGAGTTAGTAGCGCGATATGCAATATCACCGTCTGCGAGATTTGTAATGTTTACACCCATAATTATATACTCCTATTAGTTTAAGTTTATAGTAAAATAAAAAGTAAAACGATTTAGTGACAAATCTTAAACTAACATTATTAGATTTTTCCTAATGGAGTCTACTTAATGTTTGCTTTATTATTTAGCCATCCATTACCATAATGGGGGATTTGCATCAATAACTTAGCTTAGTTTGGAAGACGGGTTATATCCGTCATCACGATGCGTTGTTCAACTGCCTGACGGAACTTAGGATCACTATTGTATCTTGGGTTTCCTCTATCGGCATAGAACTCACGCTTTGTCTTATAGGGTTGTAGAGGAACCTTAGTAGCAGCCACATTGACTTGCTTATTCTTAGGCATCTCTTTAACCTTGGCTGATTTGTTGGTTTCTTTATCAAACTTTGTTTGCAAACCTAATAATGCTACTTCCCAACTTGGGCTAGCTAGAGCAACATTAATATCGGCTTGTTGTGCAGGTGTCATTGTTTTTGCTGCCCAAGCAAAAATAGATGACAACTTATCTTTTCCACCAACAATATCAGCAGCCTTTCCAAAGGCTTCTCTTGATCTTGCCTTTTGTCCTTCGACATAATCAAGAATCATTCTATCTGAAAATCCAGTTTTTTCTTTAATTTCATTAACTGTTTCACCAGATAGATCATTTGTAATAGCAACTTCCATAGACCATTTAGACCAATCTTCTTCAGAGATTACTTGTTTAACTGGCTCTGGATTCTTAGTTTCTTCCTTTTTAATCTCAGGAATTCTAAGTTCTTCTGGAATATTTATTTTTGGTTGCTCAACTACCGGTTCTTCAGATGCAACTTCAGTTTCTTCATATGATGGATTTACAGCACCATCTTTTTCATATGTTTTTTTAAGTGTTGCAATTTCTTGACGAGCCTTGGTATATTCCTTTTGAGCATTCTTTAGAGAGTCAAAATAAGCACCAGCATCTTTAAAATTCTTAGGGATTTCAACACCTTGATTTTGGATATAGATTTCAAATGCTTTACGCTCTCTAGCAGTAACCATATCTTCTTGACTAGAGACTGGAGATTGTTCAGCTTGTTTTATTTGAACATCAGCCTCGCTTGTAGCTGGTGGTTGTTGATATTCAAATTGCTGAGTCTCATTAGTTTCGTCTGTCATACATACTCCTTAGTTATTGTCTTTACGACGATTTATGCGTCGGGATACTACTCTAAGATTTCTTAGACTATTAGTACCACCTTTAGATAACGCCCTCTTGTGATCGACATCTTTGCCATCACCTTTACGAACACGGCCTTGTTTTTCTAGTTTTCTTCTAGCTAGAACTCTAAGGGATCTACGCTTACGATAAGCAGCAGTACCGTGATATTTAGCATATTCTTTTTTATAATTTCTTTTAATCATTATACTGTAATATTTGGACCAGATGGAAGTTTACCATCTAATACAAATGTATCCTTATTTGTTGATTCTGATTTAATAAATCTTTTCCATAAAGTTATATTAGTTGGTGCAGCAATCCACGAAGATGATGCACTTGATGAACTTCCCTGAATTCTTTTAATATTCTTAATATCAATAGGAAGTAATTCACCATTTTTAACTCTTATTTCTACTATATATTCTGAATCTGTTACTAAGTTTACAGAAGTACCAGATGAATTAATTACATTAAAATTACTTGAATTAGTATCATAAACAATTTGACAAACAACAACATTTGATGGTAATTGGGTAGTACTTGATGGAGAAGCACCAAATGAAATATAATCAATATCTAATTTTTTTACATAATCAGGAATAGTTATACTAAGTGCTGTAGTATTATACAGTGTACTTGTATTTCCTGTTATTCCACCAACAGTACCAGTAGTTGCAGTAGAATTATATGGTAATAAATTACATATTGGTAATAAGTAAAAAAATTCATTATTAACTGTAGCTGATAGATAATTAGACATAATAAATCCTTATGGTATATAGTATGGATTATAATATTCATTAAGACTAGCTGGTAATGAATTATTTACTATAAATGTATTTTTATTGCTTTCTGATTTATTTAAAAACTTTTTCCAAAATGTAATACTATATGGTCTTGCTTTGTTATTTTTATCTGGAGAATTTGTGGGTGCTGGCAGAAGATCTTGAATATCTGTAAAAACATCTCTTATAGAATAAATATTTTTTAAATCTATTTTTAATAAAGATCCATTATTTATTTTTATTTGATTATAATATTTTGACTCTTCTTCAAAATTAATTGATTGATTATTACCATCTATAAATGGATTTATACCATTTAATATTTCATAAACTAAATTAAAAACTATAGTATTTACATCTTGTCCTGCACTTGTATTTACCGAAAATGGATTAGAAGCAATAGAAATATAATCAATACCTATATTTTTTAAATATTGAGGTATAATTATTTCATTATAAATATGATCATTATATTGTGTAAAATTAATACTTCCTGTAGTTCCGGTTGCATAACCCTCTGTATTAAAATTCCAATCTGTCCAAGTTTCAACATCAGTGTATTCTGATATTAATACTGGTTCATTAATAGGTAAATTACAAACTGGTAAAATATAAAACTTTTCTGATTCTACTAAAGCATTATAATAATTACTCATTTTAACTATCCTTTAATTTTTTCAGAAGTTTATTATATTTCATTCGTATTTTTTTTAACGCCTTGATGACTTCTTCATCTTTGAGGAAGCTGTCATGTTCTTTTTTGATTCTGCGTTCTTCCCCGTCATTCTTGTTGTTGTTCCGCATGCACATTTAAATTTAGTCTTCATTTCCAAGACACCCTTTTTGATGATGTTTTTCTTCGTGTACCTTTTTTATTACACATTGATTTAGTGGGTCTACAAGCAGGATAACCTTTACGCTTATCTTTAGAACCAGATCTACCACAAGACTTTCCAGTCTTACAGTCTATCCAACCAGTACCTTTATTACGACTAAACCAACCATGTAATCCTTTTTTCTTTTTTAAAGAAAACTTACTTGCCACGGCGAACTCGCTTTGCTAGAAACCCCTTACCTTTGCGGCACTGAACAGCAGCACCGCTAGCATAGGCACTAGGCCATACTTTATAAGCGGCTTTAGCTGCTCTAGCACAAGCATCTAATGGTTTCTTTTTCTTTTTCATTTCTTTTTTCTTTTTTTAGAATATTTTGGAAGTGATTTAATTGAACTAGTTTTTTTAGCCCATTTTTTAGCAATTTTTGGATGAGTAGCAAACATAAATTTTGCTTGTTGTTTAGATTTAAATGGCATTATTTCTTACACTTTCTACCCTTTGGGCAACTGGCTTTAGAACCACCGGGACCAGCCCATAGATTCTTACAAGCCCAATATCTTGCTGTTAATTTATTAGTTGCACTAGAGCAATTATGTCTTGCTTTAAAAGATTTTCTTGCTTTAGATGAATAATTATGGCCATATCCAGTAGCTCCAAAGTGAATAATTTTTTCTTGACCATTAGCACATGCTTTTACAACACGCTTTTTATTTGGATTTGGAGACTTGCGTGGTTTATTACATGGCATTGATTTTTTATTTAATTTTTTCATTTTATAATCCTAATTGGGAAAGATCAATTCCTGCTTGTTGAGCAACTTGAGCAATTCCTTGACCCCCTGTTGTTTGAAGATCTTCTTGAGCTGCTTGTGCTGCTGTATTAATAACACCATTAGAAACTGCTTCTCCAGCTTGTTGCTGCATTTGCATTTGCATAGCTTCAGCCTGTAGTTTCTGTTGTTCTTGTCTAACTTCTTCTTCAGACTTTACCCACATTCTTGGATCAAAACCTAAAGATGAAATTAAAGCTTTTGAATAAGAATCCCATTTAAATGTTTGTAATGCTTGTGGTGGTAAATTTCTAACCATTTCACCCATTTGCATAAGTTTTTGTAAATCAGAATCTCTACTAAGAGCTTGTAATCCTGTTACAATTTCAACATTTAATGTACCGTCTTTTTCAAAGAATTGTTCGTTTAATCTTGAATCAAGATCTCCATTACTTAACATTACGAAGATAGTTCTTTTTACAATTGGTTCCATTAAATCTCTAGCAATAGCAGAAAAAGCTCCACCTAAAACTGTTTCTAATTCAGAACCAATCATTCTAACTGCGGTAGCAGTAACTCTATCTCCAGTTGGTAATGATCCTCTTGTCATTAAAAATGCTTCAGAAACCTCTGATCTCATTTGCTGTACTGCTGCTTGAGTAGATGAAATCTGTGGACTTAGTGTATTAGATGGGCTTATACAAAATATATCTTGTTGTTTTGCTGGAACAAAAGAACCATTTGAAGCTGTAGCAATATCATCAATTTCTGTTAGACCACTTGGATCAACACCTATCCAGAATGTAGATGCTGCTGCCATACCTTCAATATGGGCTTGTGTATAGTTTTCTAAACTAGTTATATCTCCTAAAACATCTTCACAATGAGATCTTCCATAATTTTCACCAACAATTCCATACCATCTTAATGGAATTAAGGGTAAAACACTAGTTTCTCCTTCTGAAAATAAATTACCATCTGAATCTTCTTTACGACCACTCCATGTTTTTTCATCTTCATTTAGTAAATACTGACAATAAATTGTTTTATAACCATGTCTTATTTCTAAATTTCCACCATTTTGTTGTTCTATATATTCTTCTACCGGATCT